AGGCCAACAAGCTCTTTGGAGGGAAATGAGTGAGTCTCAATTTCTACGCCATGCTCCTTGCCCCGCTCCTGGCTGCGACAGCAGCGATGGTCTGGCGATATACAGCGATCACGAAATCTGTTTCGTCTGCGGGCACCAAAAGCAGTACGGCAAAAACAAAAAAGCTCCCCCGGAGAGACCTGTTTCGCCAATGAGAGAGATCGAATTCGATCTGACAGAGCCCCATCGTGGGCTCAACAAAAGCACCCTGGATTCCTACAGCGTCGGATTCAAGGGCGAGCACATCGTCTTTCAATACCGCGACCGCACGGGAACCATCTGCGCCCAGAAGATTCGTGCGCTTGAAGCTGACCCAGCAACAGGCAAACGCAAAACAACCTGGCGCGGTGCATCAAAAGAGGTGATCGGGTTCGGGATGCACCTGGCCAATCCCGCAAAACACAAGCTGTTGTGCATTTGCGAGGGAGAGCTGGATGCACCGTCGATCTATCAGGCGATGGGTGGAAAGGTTGCTGCGGTCTCCGTTCCAAACGGTGCTCCACAAGCAGCCAAGTTCGTCAAGCAGCACCTCGACGAATTCATGCGGTACGACATCGTCGTCTGCACGGACAACGACGACGCAGGCAATGCTGCTGCTAGCCAGATCATGGATCTGTTTGAGCCTGGCAAGGTTCGGCGGGCCATCTTTTCAAAAAAGGATGCAAACGAGACGCTGACCGAGTGTGGGTCGCTCGTCTTGAAAGAGGTGATCGAATCCGCTCGGGTCATCAGACCTGATGGGATCAAGCCAGCATCGGATTATGCGGGGCTGGTGCTGTCGCCCCCTGACCGCAGGGCAACTGACTGCGCGTTCTCTTTTTGGAACACTAAGTGCCCCTTTTATGACAACCAGCTAATCATTTTAATCGCCGGATCTGGCATCGGAAAGACTACCTTTGCGCGAGCATTGTGTCTCTACGATATGGAGAATGGCATTAAATGTGGCTGGATTGGGTTAGAAGAAACAGCTGACGAGGCGATTTTCCGATTCGTTGGGATGGCCGCAGGTATTCAGCTCCATGCCAGACAGAATTATCTGGATTTAACGCCAGATCAAATGAAAGCCATTGAACAAGCTGACAAGTTTGTCACTGGTTCTGGCAATCTTGAGCTGTTCGATCACTTCGGCAGCCTGGATGAGGATGTGATTCTGCAGCGAATGAACTACATGGTTCGTTCACTCGGATGTCAGCACATCTACCTGGATCACCTCACCATCATCAGCTCTGGCCTGGCGCAGGACACCCGCCATCTGGACTCACTGATTACAAAGATCAGATCCTTTATTGCTGCCACTAAATGCACAGTGTTTGCTATCAGCCACCTGTCCAGGCAGCAGGGTCAGAACTTTGAGAACGGCGATGTGCCTGAGCTCCAGGCCATTCGCTCATCGCACAGCATCGTTCAACTGGCAGACACCATCTGGGCGCTGGGCCGGAAGCGTGGCAGCAATGACACGACCTCCCATTGCCTGAAGAACAGGATGCTCGGTCGCACGGGCTACTCGGGCCATTTCACGTTCGAGGAAAAAACTCAATCGCTAACTCACAGATGGGTCGACCCGGTCATGCACTAACCGAGTGGAGCCAAATCTCCATCGGTGATGTCGTCCACTTCTTTACTGGCGCTGGCTGGAAGAAGGGAACGATTCAAAAAAATACAGGCCATTCAGTTCAAATCCTTCACTCCCATGGATCCAACGACAAACGAATCACGACCAGTGACCTCCGAAACCTTCGAGGCCAAGCAAGCCCGACTCGAAGAGAACTATCACCGCAGTCCGATGGTGTTAATCAATCGGAGCTCTTTAACTAACTGGTTGGAGCAGGCTTATGACGAATATGACAAGTGCTGGCGGCATGGCGACAAGGTCAATGCCCTGGTTTGGGATGGATTCATTCGTGCCTACCACCGCTGCCTCGACGCTGAGGTGACGGACTGATGTCAACACTGTTCGCCGACGTTGAAGCCGACATGTTCGGCATCTCCAAGGTGCATGAGTACGTCATGCGCGTTGGTGAATACAAGTGGAGCTATGAGAGCAGGCTGGATCTCTGCATCAAGGAGCTGACCCAGCTGCTCGACAGGCTCCAGAGCTACGCCCCCAACCATGAACTGATGGTGTGCCTGGGGCACAGCACCAACTTCCGGTATGGCGTGTATCCCCACTACAAGTCAAACCGGAGGGGGATCCAGAAAGCAGCCTGCTACAGCGCATTTCGTGCCTATGTGCAGAGCCAGTACAGCAACACCGTGCTGCCTGGCGTCGAGGCTGATGACGTGCTGGGTCTGATGTATCGCCCCGGCGATCTGCTCTACAGCCCCGACAAGGATCTCCGCACCATCGCTGGTGACCACCTGCTGGCCAATGGTGAGGTGATGACTATCCCCCAGCTGGAGGCCAATCGGTCGTTCTTCAAGCAGGTGCTGGTCGGTGACACCAGTGACGGCTATCCCGGACTCCCCGGCTGTGGGGCCAAACACAAGATGTTTGACTCTGAGGAGTGGCTGACCTGCTCCACTGAGCAGGAGTTCTGGCTGTTCGTGCAGAAGCGTTATGCGCTGAGCACGGGCAAGCTCCAGGAGCGGTTCGGCAACGCGGATCCATTCAAGGTGTCGCTGCAGATGGCTCGCTGTGCCCGGATCCTCCGAGCTGGTGAGTACGACTTTGACAACGAAAGGCCTGTCCTCTGGGAAGGTCCGAGTTAAAACGTCAACAGATACGGGGCCGTAATGTCTGCTGTCGAACCGATCAAGCTCACTGATGCGGCCCGCTACTACTCACTGAGCCCCCACCAGACAGCAGCGTGGGAATGGCTCCAGGAGCAGATCGACCAGAAGACTCTCGACAAGTTCGCGGTTCAGTATCGGCACCCGAAAGAAGTGACCGAGCCCGATCCGATCGAGGGATACATCACCCCGGAGCTGATGCAGGCCATCACTGGGCATCCTGCATCGTCGTTTGATCAGGCGTTCTGCAATGACTTCAATGACATGCACGAGGCGACCGGGTTCGACCAGCACCTAGACGCCATGCAGATGCTGATGGCCAACCTCTGTCACGAATCCTGCGGGTTCGTCTATATGAAAGAGATCGCCAGCGGCGAGGCGTATGAGTACCGAAAAGATCTCGGGAACATCTACCCCGGCGATGGGCCGAAGTTCAAAGGCTGCGGCCCCCTCCAGGTGACAGGTCGCTCAAACCATCAGGCCAGCTCCGACTGGCTGCGTGATCACCGTGGCATCGACGACGGCAAGATCATGGACATCGGCACTGAATACTCAGCTGATCACTACGCCTTTTCCATGGCGATCCCCTGGCTGCTGAATAACGACTTGCTGAACGTCTGCCTCAAGCAGGGATTCGAGGCTTGCTGCGTGCGAATCAATGGCGGGTACAACGGTTATGAGGACCGCTGCAAGTGGTATGCCAAGTGCA